TGCAGCAGCGCAGCAAACTGGCACTTCATTAGATAATCTACAAGCTGCTCAAGGTACAGGAATATTAATGAACAATCCTGTACAAAGACAGATACAAAGCGGTGAACTTGTTTCTGAAGTTGCTAACGCAGAGGTAGCTAAGAAATTTACAGAAGAAGTAGAAGCTGCAACTGCCACACCAACTAAACAAGCCACAGTTCAAGGACAGCTAGAAGGGTTAATGACTCAGTTTGAGGGTGGTGATACTCCTTCTTGGGCTGCAGGTGCTATGAGAGCAGCTACAGCCGCAATGGTTTCACGTGGATTAGGTGCATCTTCAATAGCAGGACAGGCTATTGTACAGGCAGCTATGGAATCTGCACTACCAATTGCACAACTAGATGCACAAGTAGTAGCTAAGTTTGAAGCACAGAACTTGTCAAACAGGCAGCAACGTGCTATACTTGCTGCACAACAAAGAGCACAGTTCTTAGGTCAAGAGTTTGATCAAGGGTTTCAATCACGTGTAGCTAACGCAGCTAAAATATCAGACGTTGCTAATATGAACTTTAGCGCAGAACAACAGGTAGCTTTAGAAAACTCTCGTATTGCAAATACAATGGAGTTAAACAACTTATCTAATAGACAAGCGATGGTGATGGCAGAGGCATCTGCATTAGCTAACATGGACATGGCTAATCTGAACAACAGACAACAAGCTGCTGTACAAAATGCACAAAACTTTTTACAGGCTGATCTTACTAATCTATCTAATGCACAACAGACAGAGTTATTTAAGTCTCAACAAATTGCTCAAGCATTATTTACAGATCAAGCTGCTATCAATGCTGCACAACAGTTTAATGCTTCATCACAAAACCAAGTAGATCAATTCTTTTCAAGCTTACAATCTACTGCTGCACAGTTTAACGCAACTCAAGCTAATGCACAGGCACAGTTTAATGCAGGTCAAGCAAACGTTGTGGAAAGATTTAATGCAGAGATAAACAATCAACGTGATCAATTTAATGCACAGAACCAATTAATAATTGATCAGTCAAATGCACAATGGCGTAGAGAAATAGCAACGGCAGATACTGTTGCTGTAAATAGAGCCAATGAACTAAACGCAGTACAGGCACTAAATATATCTAATACTGCATATAATAATCTGTGGCAGTTGTATAATGATCAAATGGACTTTGCATTTAAAGCTTCAGAGAATGAGGCACAAAGATTAAATAATCTTGCTGTTCAACAATTAGTAAATGAAGGTGCAGCAGATAGAGATGAAGCTCAAAGAGATTTTGATTCATCTGCAGGATTTGGTTCTGCTATTGTTAAAGTATTAACAAGTAATTTAGGTGGTAGTATCTTAGGAGGATGGTTATCGTGAAGTATAGAGAAAACCCTGCTATAAAAATGTATGCACGAGCAGTTAGAGAATCATACAATAGTAAAAAGCCAAGTAAACCTGTACAAAAAACAGGTGGTCTTTTAAGACGTGATGTCTCTATGCAAAAAGAAGAGACAGATAAAAAGATGCAACCTTTTGATGAAGTGTTAGATGCATTTAAACAAGTACAAGAAGCTAGAAGGAATCTTATGTAATGGAAAGTAGAGAAGGAATGTTTGAAGCTCCCATTGCAGGGATGAGTCTTACGTCAGAACTAGGTAATACACCTTGGCAGCATCCACCTCAATACAATACTGTAGAAGAGACTTTAGATTATTATGCGCCAAGGATATTAAATGCAGATGTAAAACAAGATTTAATAAGTGTCATGGAAACAGGCATACCTCTTACAACAATTGCACAAGCATTGCAAATGGGTGGTGTTATGGAGGGTAAACATACTATTGATGTGGGTATACTTGTCACTCCTGTGCTAGTAGAGATGCTTGCATACTTAGCTGACACAGAAAACGCAGAGTATAAATCGGGATTAGAACCACGTAAAAGGAAAGATGATATTAGTGACACTGAAATATCTCTTGCCATGCGTAAAGCTTCACAAAAAATGGAAGAAGTTGAAGAAGAAAAACAAGAAGAACCAGAAGAACCTAAAGATGAACCTCTAGAAGAGGCTGAACCTAAAGGTCTAATGGCGAGGAGAACGTAATGGCATTTAATTTAGGTGGATTTTTAATGGGTGCTTCTACTCAACTTGTTAAAAGTATAGAGGAAGAAGAAGAAAGACTTCAAGAAGAAAAGCTTTTGAAAGAAGAGCGTGAGTATCAGGAAGCTGAATACAAAAGAAGATTGGATCTAACCTCTAAGTATGAAATAGATGCAGAAGATAGAGCTTTGAAGAGAGATAAACAAGAGCAGATAGAAGCTGCTTCTTTTTATTATAAACCAGAAAAAGTTAAAGAATTTGCTCAATTAGGTTTAGGTGCTTTAAAACAGTTTAATACATTTGGTGCAGAAGCAAGAGGATTAGGGCTTGATCCTAATGGCTTTGTAACGATATCAAATAATGATGTGAGTGCCGCTAGACAAAAACTAAATAAAGTAGCAGACCTTAGAGGAATAGAACAACCAAAAGTTGCACCAACATTAAGTATTGATATGGAAGCGTTTCAATCTGCTAGAGAAAAGCAACAACTAAGAAAAGCTGCTTTAGATGGTGGCTTAGAAGTTTTGCTTACTGCAAATGCAATAGATTTATTTGAAGCACAACAAGCAGGTAATCTGAAAGAAATAGAACGTATTAAAAAAGAAAGTAGTAATATTATTAGTCTTATATTATCACAAGAAGTAGACACAACAGACTTTTTATTTAATGATACAAGGATGTTTTTTAAAACCATGAGAGATGAAGCTGCTTCAGATCTGAGATTGGAGCAAGGTGAATTAGATTTTAAACTGGATGAAGATCCTACTGCATCACATATATTAGATTTAAGAATGATATCAAGGGCAAGAGATAGAATAGCAGGTGTTACAAATAGAGCTAGTGTTTCTAATATAGAGGAGGCAATGTTAGGTACACAAAGAACTGCAGAAACTGCATTACTAAAAATTGGTTTTGAAAAAGCAGAAACTTTTATGAGTATACCCGATGGTCAATTTTCAAAAGGTATATTTAATAATAGCGATAGTGTTGATGGTATGAGTGATGTGTATTATTTTAAATTAGGATATGATGATAACAATCGTCCTTTACCATTACCGTCTTTAGAAAAAACAGGAAATGTATTATTACAAGCAAATATTCCAGAAAAAATGGACGTTGGAGATACCGTAATATTACAAGATCAAAACGGTAAAATTAGAATTTCTATATATACAGGTGAAAGAACTAGTCAAGGTTCTTCAGGGTATTTATCTGAAGATTCATTTTAGGAGTTTAAATAAATGTTTGCTGATAATCCAACTAATGTAAGTAATTATAAAAGGGTAGAACCTAATCCTGAAAAAAATATATTTGCAGATAATCCAGTAGATAGTGCAGAGGAAGAGCTTACTATACTAGATAAACCTCAAGAAATTTTCACTGCCATAGGTGAAGGTGCAGCATTAGCGGTGGGTGAGACAGCACAATTTTTTGATGAGACAGGTACTGCCATTGAAGATTTCTTTAATGTTGGGAGATTGGTATTTAAAGATGATCCTGATAGTTTCTTACCTGCAGTAGAATATTGGAATCGTGATCGTGTTCGTGCAGCAGGTTTAAAAGATAGTATAATAGGTGCAACAGAATATATTTCAGAGACAGCAGAAGAAGCCATACCAGATACAGAAACAAGTATTGGATTTTTTATTGAGGGAATGTCTCAATTCGTTACAGGGTTCGCTCTTAGTAGGAGAGCCACAGGGATTGGTGGTGTCAAAGGAACTTTTGTAAATTCAGCAATAGCAGATGCTACAGCCTTTGATCCTTACGAAGGAAACATTTCTAATTTAGTTAATGACAAATTTCCTTTTTTACAAGATAGCTTTGTTACATCACTAGCTCAACAAGAAGATGAATCTGCATTTAAGAATAGACTACGTAATGCAGGAGAAGGTTTTATAATAGGTGGTGCTTTAGAAGGGGTAGCTAAAGTATACAAATTTACAAAAACTATGAATGGTGCTAAAGAAGAACTAGTTAAAAATGGAGAGGTATCTAATCAGACTTTAAAAAATTTAGACGAAGCTGCAGATGAACTAGAAGCAACTGAAGCTAACCTTAAAGTAGAAGCAGAAACTGTAACTAAAATAAAAAAAGGTGAAGCCATAGACCCACCCTCTAGTATGCCTGATGCCGAAGTAACTAAACGAGAAAGAGTTGGTTGGAGAAAAAGATATGATATAAATAGAGCTAGAGCCAACACAGAAATAGAGGCAGAAGAGCAGAAAGCCAGAGCTAAAGCAACTGCTAGTAGAAATAAATTTATATCTCGTGCATTGATAGAACAATTTGAAGCAGATCTAAAAGCTAAGAAGCACACCACTACAAAAATCTCACGAGAAGTAAACGGTGAATTAGTAATAGACCCTGACCTTGCACGTAAAGTGTCAAAAGAAAGAATAGAAAAATTAACTACAACTAGACAAAAAAGTTTTCGTGACATTATTTTTGGTGATAACTTTGACGTAACAGACTCTGCTTATTTAGCTATGTCTGAAGGGGAAATGTTTTCTGCTATATTAAAACCAGAAAAGTTTGATGCTCTTGTCTCTGTAGCTGCTGACTTTAAAGCTATGGACAAAGCAAAAGGTCTTGGCTTATGGAATGATAAGAATACAGTTATTGATAATCTATTTAATTTAACAGTGGAAAGAGAATTAATAGGCGGTCAAGAATTACTAGATACATTAACAAAGTATGGTTTAACCTTTGAGGATTACGTATTAACTGTAGTTGGTTCAGGATCTAAGGCAGGTCAGGCATTAAATAGGTTGTCTCAAATAAGACGGTCAAGACCTTTAAACTCAAAAGAAAAAATAAAGCAAAGAAAATTACTAGAAGAACAGGGTAGAATAAGAGACACGATCATGCGTATAGAGAACGTAAGACGTGGTATGATGGTGTCTCAGTTAGCTACCGCAAGTAGAAACTTATTGTCTGGTGTCATTCGTGCTCCTATGGAAACTATAGGTAAAATGATGGATAGTGCTCTAGTTGCATATGAGAATGGTGGCATAGGTGCGTTTGGAAAATCTATAGCAGGTATAGAAAACAATGCTTGGGCAGGTTCATCTAGACATCTTAGGTTAGCGTTTACTACTCAAAAATCTGCCAAAGGATATACCGAATTATTATTAAACCAACCAGAGTTAGTTGATAACTTACCACGTTTCTATAATCAAATGGGTGAGCTACAAGCTAGAATGGGTAGGGGTAATGCAACGTCAACAGCAGGTAAGGCAGTAGACTTTGCTGTATCTCGTGCTGAAGATGCTGCGTATTATTTAAACGTACCAAATAGATTTCAAGAATTTATGTTAAGAAATGGTATGTTCTTAGGAGATATGGAACGTCTTGTTCAAAGAGAATGGGGAATAGATTTAATAGAAACTCTCAATCAAGGTAAGATACGAGATGTTATGACAGATGCCTCTGGTGTAAGACCTGAAGGAGCACGATCTATAATAGACATAGCCGATGAAGCTATGTATAATGCGTTGGATTTAACTTATGCAAACGAACCAGATATACCATTCTTTCGTAGCTTAAATACTTTTATTGTTCGTAATGGCCTTACTGCAGTACTACCTTTTCCAAGGTTTATGTTTAAGAGTATGGAACTACTAGGTCAGTACGGTTTAGGTAGTTCAATTCCTATGTATAGATTTATGAAAAAAGCATTTACTAGCAGGGCTAATTTACCAGACTTTAAAAAGCAAATAGCGGCTGAACAAAATGCAAGAACCGTAGATGAAGTAACAGATGAAATGCTTGCTAAAGTAACTAAGGAAGATATACAAAAAGCACGTAGATCTTTCTCAAGAAAAGAACGTGACATGATAGGTAAGAATGTTCAAGGTGCAATGTTAATAACTGCTGCTTATTTATATAGAACATCTCAATATGCACCAGAAGATTACAAACAACTTTCTGCAGATGATGGAACAGTTATAGATACCACACCTTTATTTCCGTTAAGACCTTTATTATTAATAGGAGAAATGTTGAAGCAAGGTAAGAAAGGGATTAGTGTTCTAGAGAATTTTATTGAGAAAAATCCAAATGAGATTGTAGAGGTTCTTACTGGAACAAACTTTAGAACAGGTATGTCGGGTTACTTACTTAATGATATTGTAACATCTGTATTTGCAGGTGGAGAAGTAAATGCAACAACAGTTAAGAAATCTTCTGCCGCACTTGGTAATTATTTTAGTACGTTTTTAGTTCCTTACGCACAGGTAATAGACGCTACTCGTGTAGCAGGGTATATGGATAATGATTATCTAGACAATGCGGAAGAACCTACGCTAGATAAATCAGCTTCTTTTCTGGATAATTTTTCTAGACCATTTAGACAGAGGTATTCTTTCAATGAAGACCTACCTACACGAGAGTTTGTTCTTGCGGAAAAAGCAGAACGCAGACGTTTAGGTGCTCGTTTATTTACAGGTCTTAATTTTTACAATGCCGATCCTGAGTATGCAAGGTACTTAAAAAGTAAAGGTTTTAATGAATTTAAATTAGGGGCGTATTCCCAGTCTCCACAACAAAAAAGAATAATGAATAGGAATATAAGAGAATATTTAAAAGCATACGTTCCACGATTACAAAAAGAAGAAGAGAGACTCAGGAATGAATGGGCTAGAACTCCTGATAGTAAAAAGGGTAACCGTACTTTTGATGAGTATTTTGACGCTGTAGGAATGTCACAATTTGAACAAGATCTATCTAAATTTAAAACTAAAATTAGAGAAAAATCTGCAGGTCAATTAGACATAGAGGCGAGAGCATATATAGAATTTAATAAACTTCCTAGAAGCTTAAAAAGAAGAGCTATAGTAGTATATGAAAATAATATAATACAGGGAAAGGCAGATATGACAGACCCTGAAACGGTCTTGAGTGTGGTAAAGGTAGCACAAAAGCTACGATAAACAAAGGGGAGCATTTAGCTCCCCATTTTTTTTTTACCTAGTGTCTCCACTTCCACCTATTGTTCCCTTATCCTTACGCTTCTGTAGCTTGGCTAAGTTCTGTGCGGCTATCATACCCAACGTTAAGTTAAGATCGTTAGCCAGTGCAGCGCAGTACCACAGTACATCCCCTATCTCACTGGCTATGTCTTCTCGCCATGTGTCGGGTCTATTATCTGGTCCATCTCGTATAAGTTTCTTTACCTTATTGGCTACCTCACCTGCCTCACCTGCCATACCCAAGGCAGGATAGATAATCTTATGTTGATCTGGATAGATTGCCGTACCCTCTGCTGATCTTTGGTATGAATTAAAATCAACCATGTCGTACTTCTCCTTCAGAAACTGCTCTGCTTCTTGCTTTATGTTCATACTGCTTTACCTTTTTCAGTTGCTCAAAGTAGGCTTTATTAAACCCACGTGACCATTCCCTATTTTGCATAGTGTCTTTATGGAATGGATTAAACACTCGCCCATGTTTAAAATCTTGGTAGCCTTTCTCGTATTGATATTTTAACGGTGCATCATATTTGCCAAGACCACGTTGTTTTCGAGATAAAAATTTCATATGCAATCTCCTTATACTAAGTTTACTAGTTCTGCTTCTTGATATGGTATGTGAAAGAAATGTTCATAACGTCCTGCATTTGACAGCCATATCTCCTTTGCACATTCTTTGGTAAGTTGGTAGTCTTTTATTCTCCAAGCTTTCTGACAGTCTCTACGTATAATATAAAAGTTACAAAATGTTTTGTCACCTTGTAGATGTGTATATTTATTTATAAGTCTGTGTTTACGATAAGGTATACGTATGTCCGTCCAACTAGGATTCCAATCACCTGTCCATTGGTTCTTCATCTCTACCTCACTGTAATACATGCATCCATTCTTTTCGCTTTTTATATCAAAAGAATAATCCTCTTTTGTATCAAGAACAGTGTGTCCAACACTCTCTAAATAATTTGTTATTGCTATCTTACCCTTGCTGTCATTAGCTTTGTAAGACTGAGGTTGAAACTTTCTATAATACGATCCTTTAATTGGTTCTAACATACGCTTCTCCTTTATGCTCCAATGTCCACAACTTCACAGACATCACCAGTGCAAGCAAACGTTTGACTTGAACTAGTTCCGTCCTCTTTCTCATAATCAGATAACACAGACCAATCAATAGCCTTTGGCATCTGCTTTAGTAATGCCTGATATTCTTCCTTAGTGCAATCCTGATATGGTGCTTGCTGATAAGTATGATCAGAGTGTGGTAAAAATGATACACCTGACATCTCATCAAAATGTTTGTACACAAATGCACCTACCTCTAGCCATTCATCGTCACGCACAGTACAGGTAACGCTAGGTTTATGCTCACACCAATGTCGTTGATACATCAGCCATGTCTCTAGCTGCTCAACTGCTGACAGATCATTACGAGTAACAGCTTTGTGTGGTGCTTTCATTGGAAAGCTAAAGACTGTGGTAGTCTCAGGATTAAACACACATGGTTCAGCAGGTATGCCCTGATCCTTCATCATGGTTGTAAGGGGGTCATTGTTATCTCCTCTAACGGTTCTAATGTAATAGTCGTTATGACGTGCATGTATCCCACTGGCTGAGTCCACAAGTTGTGATACAGTTCCTGATGGTTTGTTGCACGATATTGCTGTACTGTGATTAATGCCAAGGCGGTCAGCCCACATAGCATTAGTGTTAACCGCAACCTCACGTAAATGTTCAAGGGTCTTCTCCAGTCCTTTGCTCTTTGTGGTCATCAATGGGTTGTCCATTACCCCTGTGAGTGACACACCCAACAATCGTTCTTCTTCGGTATTTCGCTGCCACACCTTTCGCAGATATGGGAACTTGGTGTATGTAGACTGTATAGTTCCAAGAATTGTAGCCAGTCGTACCTTACGTTCCAAACTCTCCATAGTGTCAGTTGCACGTACAACCACTTCTGTAAGATTACATACTTGACCTGATCGTAATATGATTTCAGAACAAGGATTAGTACCGAACTCGTGGTCAGGATCACGCCTACCATACTTTGCAGCTTGTTTCTTAGATGCTTCACGATTAAATATTCCCCTCTCACCTGATTTACTTTCTACTAATGCCAACCACTCACGCATAAACGTTTCTGAGTCTGGCTTTTCTGTATACGACACACTGTTATTAGCTAACGCCCTGTGTGCAGCCTCGTTCCACCACTGTCCTGACTTAGCATGACGCATACGATCATCACTAAGGTTAGACAAACTGATCATGGCACTACGTCTGACGCCACCTACAACAACTATCTGTCCTATGAAACACATAATGTCGTGACACTCTAATGATGAAAGCTGTCTGCCCTGTGCATTTTTAAATGTTGCTACTGTAAAGTTAAACAGATCAATCAACGGTGCAGCACCACTAGCTCTACCACCAAATGTTTTTAGTCTAGAACCTGCAGGTCTGACCCTGCTTACATCCCATTGTGGAATCTCACCTGCCCATAGAAGAGCCAACAGTTGACGATAAGACTTAGCCCACCCTTCCTTGCTGTCCTTTACCACAATGGTAGTATCACTATTGAACAGTTCAGGCACTTCGGGAAGCTTGCTAATGAACTGACGCTCTACGCTGAAACCAACACCAGTACCACACAAGAGAATGAACATTGCTTCATCAAAGGCATGGGGGTGATCTACGTGAAGGTATGAACAGTTGTACATACAGATGTTATCACGGTCTGCTGCTGCCCCTGCTGTCATCATTGCTCTCATGCTAGGCATTACGTCTAAGCTAAGTATAGCGTCACGTATTTGGTTTATATAACTATCGTCACCTGCTATCTTACGTACAACGTTGTCCATGTAACGTTCTACTGTCTCACTCCAACTCTCTCGTCTTTGTTCTTTCTCTAACCATCTAGCGTAACGAGAGGTGTGTATAAATGCTTGGTAATCTGTTGGTAAATAATTGTTCATGTCTACTCCTGTGTAATTATCTTTATGTTTTTAATCTTTATACCGTCCACATCGTGAATGTAGTCATGTAATGTGTCCTCTATTTCGGGGTCAATGAAACCGTCCACAGGAACAGGGTACTCTTCTTCGTCAATCTCTAGTGTAAGAAATACTTTAACTATCATCAACCACCTCTATTAGTTTACTCAGATACCATTGGGCTTTCTTCAAGTCCTCTGATCCATTCTTGTACTTGTATCTCCATAGGTACTTCATAATATTACCCTGTAGATAGTACTCAAAGCCATCGTCAGTAGCAGCACGAATGGCGTCAATACATTCGATACCTGCTTGATTATAATGTGTAGGACTATTGACTGGATCGTCCAGTGTAATCGTTGTCTCTCCAAATGTTAGTGTATCTATCATGTCTGCCATTCGTGTTCTCCTCTCTAAAAGTTTACCTCTAAAACGTTACCGTCACGCTTTATTACTTTAGGTTTATCATTTTCAAATTGTTCTTCTACTAACTTAAAAAGTTCTTTTCTAAGTGCATCGTCTTTTTCTATCAAAGGAATAGCACATATTAGCATGTCTGTCAACATACTGAGGTGTGCATACTCTGTATCTTGTAAATTATTTTCTCCAGTGGTTACTTGACCTACATTAATCTCACCATTCCACTCACCGTCTTCCATTACAGGAGTAATTCGTATGATGAAATCATTTGGATCAAAGTTAATAAAGGTATGGTTCTCTTCCATGTCATCTCCTTTTTATTTTATCATAAGGAAACTCTACTAAGTCTGGGTGATTGTCTTTACCTTTTTCACTCAACCATTCTTCTGGAATAACCCTGTCTGCATACAAGAACATATTACGTTCACACCATGTAGCATATGTATTCTTAGCACCCTTGCTTAACTTGCGTCTACTGTTCTCGAACACAAAACGTATGTCAAGTTCAGGGTGTTGTTTTTTTATAGCCATATGCTTACGTCTATCGTCTGATGTAAACCGTCCTTTTGTTTCTATTATTAAGCCGTTGTGCAATATAAAGTCAGGGGTATAGGTGCGGTACATCAAGTCTTCCCATTCTATCTTGAGAGACTCGTACTTAAAACGTACCTTACGTTCTCTCAAATAGTCCTTGACTTTTATTTCAAGACCACTCCTATATCCCTGCTTTAGCGCATATTTAAAACGCCTACCATCCACTAGAATTTCCAGTGCCAGTGTAAAGGCTGACCAAAAGAAGTCGGTGTTATACCTAGTTCCTTTAGCTCCTGACGAACTGCTTCATCAGCGTCCTTACGAGCTTGCATTGCTGTACGTAATCCTGCGTACTTAGCTTCTCGTAAAGCTTTCTTTTTTTCAGAGAGTTCCTGTTCCATCTCTTTGATGTTATCGTGTAACTCTTGGATTTCTGAATCGCCTATCATACTTACTCCTCTATGTATGCCACTATCTTAGGGTCTTTTGCTTTT